TATGGTCCTGCAGAAAAATATCTTGCAAGATTAAGACAAACTCCAGATCCACAGCAAGCAAAAATTCAGATTACACTTCCCAGAATTGCATTTGAATTAACTGGTATTACATACGATACATCAAGAAAAGTTGCACCAACTCAAGTTGTTAGAGTTGATGATAAAAAATCTTTCATGCCAGTTCCATACAATTTAGATTTTGAATTGAATATTTTGTCAAAAAATCAAGATGATGCTTTACAGATTGTTGAGCAAATTCTTCCATTCTTCCAACCATCTTATAGCATAACTATCAATATGCTTCCAGAGGTTAGTGAGTCAAAAGATATTATTGTCAATCTTGATAGTGTAACTTATAGAGATGATTATGATGGAGACATTGACCAAAGAAGAACTCTTATCTATACATTAAAGTTTACTGCAAAAACATACGTGTATGGACCAGTAAGAGATCTAACACAAATCAGAAAAGTTATTACAGATACATATGCATCTATGGATCAAGTAAATGCACCAAGAGTTCAAAGATATACTGTTGAACCAGATCCTATTGATGCTGAATCTGGAGATGATTTTGGATTTAATGAGGTGTTCTCAGAATTTACTGACATACAAAAATGGAACCCAAACACAGGACAGGATGAACCAATATGAGCACTTATGATGGATTAGACCAAGTTTTTGATGTGGAACCAACTGAGATTATTGAATCGCCAAAGGAAGTTCCACAATCACAAAAACCAGAAATACAACAAGATTATGAAGTAACTAGAGCACAGTTGCACAATCTTGTCATGAAAGGTCAAGAAGCCATCGACGGTATTCTTGATGTTGCAAGGAGTTCAGATCATCCAAGAGCATATGAAGTTGCTGGACAACTCATCAAGAATGTGGCGGATGTTACTGACAAATTAATCGACCTCCAGAAAAAGATGAAAGATATCGATGAGAAACCTAGATCAAGTCCTACTACAGTTAATAATACTATGTTTGTTGGATCAACATCAGAATTGGCAAAACTTCTCAAGCAAAACTCAAAAGAAACTAAATAAAGTATAGGAAAGAATTATTTTTGGGGTATTGAAATGTCCGTTTTAAACGTATTAAATACAAACACCATCTCTGCGGCAGGAGAATCGTATCTGAGAGTGAATACTGGTATTTACAGAGTGAGTGCTACTTCAGCATCTACCGTTCAATTTAATAATGGTCCTGCTATCACATTACTAGCAGGTGAATCAGTTTTATTGAAAGGTGCTAATCCTGGAAGAGCTGGAATTACGAGGGCAACTGATTCTGAAACTGCAGTATATACTTTAGGCGATGGCGGCGTTGGTCTAACTGGTAATACTCATCCGTTCAGTGTTGGAGATTACATTGAAACATGCGCTCCTTATTCTGGTATTATCGGTATTGAGTTTGAGTCTGCTGCATCTTCAGGTAAAGTAATTACTGCTACCACTAGCAATACAATCACTACTGATATTGATTCATCTGCAGCTGCATCTGATTATGTTTATGCTGGCGGAGAACAAGGTCATGTACACAGATGTATCAAAATTACTGCTGGTGCTGCAAACATCGTTGTAGAAGAAGTCCAAATTGTTGGAGGCTGATATGAAGTCTTACAAACAATTCTTATCCGAATCAGTAAATATTGCTGGAGATTTCAACGGAACTCTTCATGTGCATTCTGATGGTAAAAATGCAGAACCAGTAGGAGAAACTTACAGTGCAGATATCATCTATAATGGTGAGTTATTTCGTATAGAAATAATTTCTGAAGATGGAATTCCCAATCATGGTGATTTGACATGGATGCTTCAGGAACAGTATCCTGGTGCGATGGTTCAGCAGATCTATCCACCACAGAAACCAAAGGTTAATATTACCAAATCTAATAGATTAAACGTTGATTCATCAGCTCATAAGTATGGGGCATTCTAATAATGGCACAGTGGAACAAGAATACGCAGGACTTTCTAAATCAAGAAAGATCCTTATTTGAAGTTGTAAATATTGCTGATCACTGGGGAGAACAAACAGATTGGAGACCTCAGTTTTCATCTAAGAATAGATTAAAGGTATCTCCATACCAAACAACATTCTTTAATACCTTCCAGTATGGTTTAGAAACCGATAACTGGGATACTGCCACAACTGGCACTGCTTCGGCAGTTCACAACCCAAATGCTTCTAACGTGATTATGTCAGTTGGAAGTAATGTTGGAGATAAGGTGATCCGTCAGACCAGAACTGTGATGCGTTATATTCCAGGCAGAGCAACACAGTGTTCTTTTGGTATTCGTTTGGAAGCACCAGTAACAGGTGTTCGTAGAAGGTTTGGTGTTTTCAACGATAACGATGGAGTGTTCTTTGAAGATGGTGGAGATGGAAACTACTACTGTGTTATTCGTAGTAAAGCAACTGGCACCGTAGTAGAAAGAAGAGTTGCTAGAGAAGATTGGAATGGTGATAAGTTAGATGGAACTGGTCCAAGTCAAATCACAGCATCACCAACTACTCAACAACTAATCAATATTGATTATGAGTGGTATGGTGCGGGTCAAGTTATTTTCAGTTTTGTGATTGATGGAGAAACTCACGTCATTCACAAGTTCAATAATGCTAATAATATTGATCGTGTTTGGTGTGCTACTCCATTCCTTCCCATCCGTTTGGAGTTAGAGAATACTGGTGGTGCCGCTGGAACTCATTATCTCTATCAAGGTTCCAACTCACTTATCCAAGAAGGAGAACCAGAGAAACTCGGTAATCTTGTAAGTCGTAGTAATGCTATTACTGGCACCACACTAACGGCTGCTAATACATATTATCCAGTCATTAGTATTCGTCTCAAATCAACAGCATTACAAGGTGTAGTTCTTCCAAGATCTCTTCAGGTTGCTACGAATGACAACACGAATGTATTTTGGAGATTGATTGAAAACCCAACTCTCACTGGAGCAGTTTGGACCGACCCAACCGACACAAATATCTTTACTCAATATGATATTAGTGCTACTGCTTATACAGGAGGCACCACTCTGTTGGGTGGATTTACTATCGGTGGTGGATCTAGTTTGATTGAGTTGGATAAACAAGCATCACTACAACTCGGCAGAAGTTCTTTGGGAACTGTGAGTGATGTTTACACTCTTGTCTGTGCATCACCAAACACAAACAAAGCTGCTGTCGCTGTACTAAACTGGTTGGAGCAGAGATAAATAGTACATCTAGGAATAAACCATGGAAGATAATCTAAGGGAAAACACTTCTTCGGGTAATGCTCGTAGAGCAAAGTTCGGCGGCATCAAACAAAAAGTAAGTTCTTCTGAAGTTATTAGTAATACTCAGAAGCAAGATCAAATTGTAAAACATTATGCTGATCATGCAGCGAAAAAGAAAGCTGCTGGCGATGAGGCTCATGCTGCTGCAACCAAGGCAGGTAAAAGTCCTATGGAAGCAGAGGGAGCAAGAAATAGAGCACACAGAGAATATGAAAAAGCACAGAAGAAAGCACGTTTAAATAATTCTTACATTCCTTCCTTTGGAGAGTATATTGAAGAAGGAGAGGCTTGGCAGAACAAAGAAGGAAAAAACAAAAATGGCGGACTCAACGAAAAAGGACGTAAATCCTACGAAGCTGCGAATCCAGGAAGCGATCTTAAAGCACCAAGCAAAGAGGTTGGAAATCCCCGTCGCGCATCGTTCTGCGCTAGAATGTCTGGAATGAAGAAGAAGTTAACTTCCTCTAAAACTGCAAATGATCCAGACTCACGCATAAATAAATCATTACGAGCTTGGAACTGCTGATGTCTAAGTCACCAAACAAAGGTAAAAAAGGATCTGCTGGAAATAAGAAGCAGAACCAGGGAAATGCAACTGCTAAGAAAGCAAAGAACGGCGGAAAGAAAAAATGAGTTTAAAAGATCCTTACGTTTATCGCGTTAGACAAGTTCATAAAGTTGTCGATGGCGATACGATTGATGTGGATATTGATCTAGGATTCGATGTCTCTCTTGCTAAAAGAGTTCGTCTTGCTGGTATTGATACGCCAGAGAGTCGCACTAAAGATTCATATGAAAAGAAACTCGGTCTTGAATCAAAAGATTGGTTGAAGCATCGTCTTGAGTTTGCAAAAAATATTATTATTAAAACAGAACTTCCAGACAGTACAGAAAAGTATGGAAGAATTTTAGGATGGCTATATATTAATGATGAACCCACTTCCATCAATGAGCAAATGATCCAACAGGGTTATGCT